TGGAAGAATGTCACCAATGATGATGCACAACCACGTGGTATGACCGCATTGTATGATTCTTGTGCAAAGATTATGCAACGTGCTGTTGAAGATAATGGCAAGAAAACTGTTTTGGTTGTTATGACAGATGGTGAAGAAAATGCTTCACGTGAACACACAAATGCAGCCATCAAAGCAAAAGTGAAGATGTTTGAAGATAAAAAATGGGAAGTTGTGTTCTTGGGTGCAAACTTTGACCGTGTTGAACACGTTTCTGGTTCCGTTGGTGTTGTTGCAGGTAAGACCATGAATAGCAGTGCAGTTAACCTACGTGCATCTATGGATACAGTATTTGCATACACATCAGCATATGCAACAACAGGTCAAGCAATTAATTTCACAGAAGAAGATAAACTAAAAGCTGTTACACCACAATGAGTGATATTGACGCAAAAACAAAGCATTCGAAACGTATTCTCCAAAAAGAGAATCATGTTTCCCGTCAAATGGATATTCGGAAAGCACATAACTTTCCGGATGACGAAGCACACAAATACCATAAAATGTCTGGTACGAGTTGTGGAGATTCTGATTGTGTAATGTGTGGCAATCCTAGAAAGTTTTTCAAGGAGAAAACAATGCAAGAAAAATCATTTGAACAGACGGAGGGTTGGGATGATTGAAGGATTAGATTATTGTTATATCTTTCCTAAAGATGACCAGAAGTCGGTACACATCCGACTTTTGGACGGACCTTACAAAGATACCATTTTCAAATATGGTAAGGTAAAGTTTGAGGAAAAGAATGAACAAATGTATTTACTTTTTGGTTATGATGTGTTAGAATCACCTATTGATAAACCTAGTAAAATGGAGAAGGATGAAACCTTCAAAAACTACATTGGTGATTTGCTTGTGGAAATCATGGGCTCTAACGTTGAACAGGAAATAGTTGATGAAGCTGGAACAGACGATTCTGAAGAATCTAATTTACAATGAGGAATACCTTAGAAAAGTATTGCCATTTTTAAAGACAGAATACTTTTCATCAAATGTTGAAAAGACCATTTTCGATGAAATTACATCATTCACGCAAACTTACAATAACTCACCTACGCTTGAAGCAGTTGGTTTGGCCGTCAATGAAAGGCGAAATCTTACGAATGATGAAGTGGAGAGATGTCAATCGTATCTTAAAGAGATTAAGGACACTCCACCAGAGACAACCGAGATTCAATGGCTTGTTGACAAAACCGAAAAGTTCTGCCAAGAAAAGGCCATATACAACGCTGTATTGGGGTCTATTTCAATTCTCGATGGCAAGGACAAACAACACGACAAAGGTGCGATTCCCAAAATACTTTCGGACGCTTTGGCGATAAGTTTTGATAGTTCAGTAGGACACGATTACTTACAGGATTCAGATTCTCGATATGACTTCTACCACAAAACTGAAAGTAGAATCCCATTTGACTTGGACTATTTTAACAAAATCACAAAAGGTGGTCTTCCAAATAAAACACTCAACATCGCCTTGGCTGGTACCGGTGTGGGCAAGTCTCTTTTCATGTGTCACGTGGCTGCTGGCGCCTTGGTTCAGGGTAAAAATGTACTTTACATTACGATGGAGATGGCTGAGGAGAAAATTGCGGAACGTATTGATGCAAATCTCTTGAATGTTACTGTTGATGATTTGATGGATTTACCGAAGGACTTGTATGACAAGAAAGTTTCAAAAGTTAAAGATAAAACTACAGGAAAACTTATCATCAAAGAGTATCCGACTGCATCAGCTTCTGTCACACATTTCAGAACGTTACTCAACGAGCTTAACCTTAAGAGGAACTTTGTTCCTCATATCATCTTTGTTGATTACCTTAACATTTGCTGTTCTTCTCGTCTTAAGGCTGGTTCTAATGTTAATTCCTATTCCTATGTTAAAGCAATTGCGGAAGAACTTAGAGGACTTGCTGTGGAATGTAATGTTCCTATTGTAAGTGCTACACAAACAACTCGTAGTGGTTATACGAGCAGTGACCCAGGCCTTGAAGATACCAGTGAATCATTTGGTTTGCCAGCAACAGCTGACTTTATGTTTGCTCTTGTTTCATCTGAAGAATTGGAAGAACTTGGTCAAATCATGGTTAAACAGTTGAAGAATCGTTATAATGACCCAACACATTACAAGAGATTTGCTTTAGGTATTGATAGAAGTAAAATGAGATTGTATGATATTGAACAATCTGCACAAAACTTTGCTGATGCTGGTCATGAAGATAAGCCAATAAACACATTTGGTGATAGAGAACGTAAAGACAATAAAGGAAAATTCGGTGGATTTAAAGTATGAAGATGCCTTGGTTTGCGCCAAGGCTTTTGAAGATTATTTTGGTAACTTTAGTCGCATTGATGAATACATGCGTGACCAGAAGTTGAATGATTTGGCCAACATGCCATCTTCATTGTTTCCTCCTGAGGAAGACCTGTTCAACAATTTCTCTATGCATCCGAAGGATATGGAACTAGAAGTGATGGAAATTGATAACACAGCATGGGAAACTATGTTGTCTATCACCTCATCACACATTAACATTGCACCAGTTGGTCGACAGATTCGTTTAGCTGTACGTGAAATGAACACTCGCAAGTTTGTTGGTTTCATTCGCCTTGGTTCTCCTGTTATCAATATGAGACCACGTAATGAAATGCTTGGTCAAGTATTCACACAACAACCTGAATGGGGTAAGCGTTTCAATGACTCCGCTATGATGGGTTTTGTTATTGTTCCTTCACAACCGTTTGGTTACAATTACCTTGGTGGTAAATTGTTGGCTCTTATTTGTGCTTCACATGAGGTACGTGAGATTGTCAACAAAAAGTATGGCATGAATCTGTGTCTCTTTGAAACAACAAGTTTGTATGGTTCAACCAAAACAGTATCACAGTATGATGGTCTAAAACCATATATTCGATATAAAGGCTTGACAGATAGTGACTTTTTGCCTATGATGCACGGTAAGCCTTATGAAGAACTTCGTGATTTTGTTGAGTCTAAAGTGGGAAAGATTGTTGAGGATAATGTCTCTAGTCGTAAGTTAAAAACTTCCATGAGAATCATTTCTCTGACAAAAAAAGCTTTAAATGGCACACCCGAACTTGCCAAATTTGAAGAAGTAATCTATAATGCCAAGAAACTTACAGAACAAAAACGTTATTACATCAGCGATTACGGTTTCAAAAACATGGTCGATTATGTAAACTGTAAGACTGATAAACTGATACCTGGTGAGAACTATGAAAAGCATCACTTGGCCAATGTTATCGAATGGTGGAGAAACAAAGCTATCAATCGTTATGAAAGTTTAAAGTCTGAAGGTAAACTTAGAACTGAACTTGAATATTGGACCTCTGGAAAGCACATAGATATTATCAGATAAATATTTTAATTAAAGGTAAAAAAATGGCTCAATCCGGCGCAGGTGCAGAAGTAACAGCTTTAGCAGAAAGTCTGCAAGCTTATGCTTGTGCAACCAGACAATTCTTAGGTAAAGACTTAACTGATATCACTCAGATTAACAGTAAAACCATTGGTAATGCTGATTGTGATAGAACATTGGAGAAGTGCATCAAGGGTCTGGATGCCGACTGGTATCATAGTGTTATCACTACAGCCAACCAAATTTTCAAAGACTTTAAAATTCCAAAAGGTAACGGATTCATGTTTTACCGCGGAAAAGGTCCAGTCAATTCAATCTATAAAGAATTTGGTAGATTCAGAAAAGAAAGTGGTATTAAAGGTGATGACAAATGGAACCCAGCAGACATTTGGATGGCGAAAAAGTCATTCAAATTCAAGGGTGATTGGCCTACACTAAAAGAATACAACACTTACATATACGATGAGTATAAGAAAAAGAACCTTGTTGGTATTTCATTAAAGAAAGTACCAAGAGGTAAAGCAACATCTAAAGTCTACAATGATGGCAAACCACCTGCTGCCAAGTTTATCGGATTCAAACTTGGTGAAAACATGGGCGATTCTAAAGACATTTACATACAGTATGAAGCAGAACATAAACAAGGTGAGATTCAATTAAGGAACTTCTCAAGTAGACCTGTTACTTCTTCATGGCAAGGTGAAATCAAAGGTAAGACTGCTGCTGGTGGTAAAATTGGTGGTGGTGTCCTAATTGAATTGGCATCTGAAGCTGGTGTTAAAGTGTTCAAACCAGCAACATTCAATACATTCATTCAGAAACCAACAGAACACATATTAAAACAATTTGCTAAGATGTTCAAAGATTTATCTGGTACTAAAAAGAGTATTGAAGATTTGACCTTAGAGGCAACAGCATTACAGAAAAAAGATAAGACTTGGTGGATGTCTAAACACTTAGGTGTAGATTTCTGTTACCAACTTAAACATAGTGGTAAAGCAAATGAGGTAGTCCGTTGGATTTATGGATACGGTTCATCAGCAACCAAAAACAGCAGTATTTTTATAAAGTATAGTTAAAATGCCATTAATAGATTTCGATAAACTCGCAAAAGAATATGGTGAAGTTAGTGGTTTAGACTTTACAGCCATATCTGAAGCAGAGTATAATTCCGTTGCTGACAAAGCAGCATTGACCGTAGAAGATTATAAAGCCAGATTGAAAGAGGTTGAGAAATTGATTGTTCCATTCCTGACTAAATTACATAGTACGGGTGATAAAGAATACATCTACTGGCCAAATCGTAAACCTGCAATTGAACAACAAATTGAAAGAGTATTAAAACTAACTAGAGAATGATATGAGTGCCACTGTTATTATACCGACCACTGGTTCTCCAGAGGTGGTTAAAGCGATTGAATCTGTTATTGAACAAAGTTATACAGACACAACAGCCTATGTTGTCATTGATGGAATGGAACACTTCCAAAAAACAGCAATGTTGTTGTTGAAACACAAGCTTAATGAACATCCAAGAATTAAGACTTGTACACTACCAATTAATGTTGGTGCAAATGGTTTCTATGGCCATCGTGTCTATGCTGCGTTCACACACCTAATAAACTCAAAGTATGTTCTATATCTAGACCAAGATAACTGGTTTGACCACGACCATGTTAAAACTTGTATCAAAAATATTGAAACAAGAAAACTTGATTGGGCATACTCATTACGCACCATCTGTGATAAAGATGGAAATCAACTTGTCAATGATAACTGTGAATCACTAGGCAAATGGCCTGTATTCAGTGGTGACTATCACCACATTGACACCAACTGTTATTGTATTAAAACGGAAGTCGCTATTAAATTAGCACAAGTTTGGCATGGTGGTTGGGGACAAGATAGACATTGGTTTAATACCCTTGCTACCTATTTCCCGAATTATGATACCACATCTAAGTATACAGTAAATTATCGTCTTGCTGGTAATGAGGGTTCTGTGAAAAAGGAATTCTTTGAACATGGCAACAAAATTATGAATGAACAATATAATGGAAATTTCCCATGGCTAAAAATCTAATCATCGGTGGTTTCACCAACTACGGCATCAATCAACTAAAACCTTGGGTTATCTCAGCAAAACAAATTACTGATGATAATACAGATATTGTTTTGATGTATGGTAATACAACACAAGAAACATTGGATTGGTTGAAAGAACAGGGTGTCATTGCTTGTCCAATGATTAATGTTCCCAACATTCCAATTCACGTATTACGTTTCCTCTCAATCTATGAATTCCTGTATCAAAGTGGAATTGAATATGAATACGTTGTCACAACAGACGTTAAAGATGTTTATTTCCAAGATGACCCATTTAAATTCCTAGTAGGACGTGACTTAGTTGTTGCTACTGAAGGTTTGAAATATAAAGATGAACCTTGGGGTAACGAGAATCTATATCAAGCTTACGGTCCATACGTACACGATAAATTCAAAGATAAAGAGATTTATAACGTAG